GAACATGAACCAAGCGATCAATCTGCTGTTCGTGGACGAACTGTTAGATAGCGGCCTCGATCCTGCTGGTCTGGAAGGCTCGGTTGCTGTGCTCAAGCGCATGGAACGCGAGCGTGGCAAGAACGTGTTCGTGATATCGCACAGAGAAGAACTGATAACCCGTGTTAGCAACGTGCTCAGCGTGATCAAAGAAGGTGGATTTACTACCTTCAGCTATGAACATGAGATAATTACCTGATGGCAGTGAATGGCAAGGCAAAAGGCTCAAGCTTTGAACGCAAGATAGCAAACACGCTGTCTGCTAGATTCGAAGCGGCGCTGGGCATGGCTAACGGTTTCCGCCGCAATCCAGACAGCGGCAGCTTCTTTGGTGGTAGCAACAAGATCCGCACTGAGAGCTACAGCTTAGACTATGCGATTTTCGGGGACCTGATATGCCCTCGAAACTTTACCTACAGCGTGGAATGCAAGCACTACAAGACACCACCCAGCTTCCAGAGCGTGCTCAAGCACAGCGTTGCTCAATGGGATCAATGGCTTGCCCAGGCACAGCAAGATGCAGATGCCAGCAAGCGATTGATGAGCCTCGTTATCAAGTACAATAACGTGGATATCATGGTGTTCCTCAAACAGGCCATTCCTGGTAAGTATCACAACAAATACAAAGACTTCTACGTGCATTTGCTGGATGATTGGCTGGCTCAACCAGATGACCATTTCCTGTCATCGAACTTGACAGCTGACACCATAGATGACAATGCTATAACAGTAACGGAGGTATCAGATGGTCACCAAGAAAGTTGCCAAACAGAGGCAGAAAAGCAAGTCTCAGGTGGTCGAAAACACGCCAGCTGAGAAACACTGGTTTCCAGAAGATGCCAAGGCTGCCACTGCTGCTACCACGCCGGCCAAGAAGACCAGCCCATGGCAGCGCCGCGCAGCTCCAATCAGCTACGGAACCTTGGCCAAGCCAGGATTTAGCATCAGAGAAGAATTCAACACTCATTGCTCAGAGAATCACAAGAAATTGTCCGATTCACAGCTTGAACAGCTGTGGAAGGTCGTTGGCTCAGAGATGTTAAACAAAGAACGCCATAAGCTAGCAGAAGTCATAGACTCAGCAATCAAGCACAGCAAGTGAAATAGGCTCCAGGGTTACCTCACAGTTGTAACCTACTAATCCATATTGGCTCCATAATGGTGGTGTTACCACTCAGTGAAAGGATAACGGCAAGGTTATCACACTCACTGAACGGGGATTTCTATCTGCTAGGCCCCTGCCAAGGAAATCAGGAAAAGGATCACAGCCGCCGTGCGACTGGCCAGCTGTGATGCATGATGCGTCTGGCCGTTTGACCATCATGTAGCGTGGGTAAACTCCCATAACCGAGTGTTGAGGTATAGACTCCTCAGAGGATCTCATCCGCAAGCTGGAATTAGGCACTCCGCCAGCTGCTGACAAGCAAGGATGAAAGGGCAGTGGTGTCGTTCGAACCAGAATGATGTTTCACATGGTCACTCCCTGGCAAAGGGAGTGATGTGGCTGCTAATCGACCAGAATAACTAATCAAGCATTATTAAAGAAAACGTGTTAGATGAGCTTTAGCTCAGCTAACTGATGAGCTACGCTCATCACAGGATCAATCACAATAGATTTTTCTTATTAGGGTTCTGATCATCGTAGTGTTTCTGTATGATCTTGGCCATTAAGCGACGTTGCTCAGTGGTAAGCAGCCAAGCATCATCATAGTCCAATCCACCCTGCATGTGGAACACCAAGGATGACACGTCCTGTTCTATGAGATCCTGATTTTTAACCATGGTTTCTAGCATGGTACCAATCAGGTCAGGGTTCATGGTGGCGATAGTCGCGTGAAAAAAAGCGCGGGATCAAAGCTCAGCTTCTCGGTCCAACCGTGTCCGCATTGCTCGCACTGTGCCGGTGTTTCTTTTGGTGGCCCAACGCGATTGAGCTCATTGACAGCATTGATCACAGCATCTGCTGTTACCTTGTCGGTATTCAGCAGCCATTCTGTGATGTGCTGCTGATCTGTCACTGTGATAGGTTCTGCTGCTATGATATCAACCTTGACTATGCTGTTGGCTACCAGCTTGAAAGTAAGCTCTGTGAGTTTTTCTATGCTCTGTGCTAATATTCCGGCACGCTGCATGTCATCGGTTATCTGATTGTCCTGTTCAATAGCAGTGAGAGTCCGCTGTTCTTCCAGCTGCTTCTGTATGAGAATCGTGCGCATCTCATAGCTATATGGTTTGATGTGCACTCGCATGTCGCTGCCAATCATCACCACACAGTCACTGTCTTCCACGAACGTGGTCTGATCTATGAGATGGTTGCACTGTACTGCGAAGTTGTTTTCGTGACCACAGGCTTCGCACTTGCGTTCGATCTCAAACTGACCATTGTTTGTGGCTGCTTTTATACCAAGGAAGATGGAATCTAGATCTGGCTGCATGAGTCCCTTGACGTTCTTGACATCTGGCACGCAGCTCTGTATGACCGTTTCCAGCGCATGGCCGTTCAACAGCGCGTCTGGCGTGTTGAGCATGATGTCGTCCTTGGCAGTTAGACCAAAGATGCGCACCTGGCCTTCGCCATTGATGCTGACGCTGCCATCTTGGTACCAGCGTCCACCCGTGGGCAGCTTGATCCAGAGTGCTGGTCTCCTAAAATGCTTCTGTAGTGGATTGTTGACCATGATTTTCTTTCCATAAATATCCTGCCAGCATCTGTGCTGGCGTGTGATAGCACAGATATTTAACTGCGCAATCGCAGGGTTATGAAAGATTTTGGCAGGACATGTCTGACGAACTCGATAAAGAGTATTATCCCAAATGGGCCAAGGATGCTACGCTGCGATCACTGCTAGCCAGCAGCGACAACAGCAATGCCGTATTGCGGAACATTGCCAAGAGCGTCGCCAAGAGCGTCGCCAAGAACGACAAAGAATACGCTGATATTATCAAGGATCTAGGCGAGGTAGCCGAGGATCTCAACAAGAACACAGAAGCTGTCAACAAGAACACTGGTGCTGATCTCGATCTAGCGGCTAGCACCAAAGATCTCAAGAGGACCCTGGGTTTCACGGCAAAGACCTTTGACAGCCTCAGCAGCATGGACAGCCGCAGCCTGTTTGGGGGCATAGCCAACGCAGCAGACAGTTTTAGCTGGAACCTTGGCAAGGGTAACACAGCTCTCTCAGCAATGCTAGGCAGGGTCACGCTCGCAGCTGAGGTTTTTGATATCATATGGAAGCGAGGCACTCAGCTTGCAGACAGTGTCATGAGCCTTTATGACAACGGTTTGGTGTTCAGCGGTGGTCTCAGCCAGCTAGCACATGCCAGCAATGATACTGGACTTGATCTGCAGACGCTTAGCAAGGTGCTGACCAAACATGGCCAAGTGGTCACTTACATGGGCATCAACAAGACTGCTCAGCTAGGCAAGGAATTTGCCAAGCTAACCAATAACGGCAGCAACCTTGGTATGAGCATGGAAGAGTCGCAAGAACTGTTCCTCAGCTATGCAGATCAGATGCGTACATCCGGTCAGCTTGGTCGAATCACGGACGATCAGCTTAAAAAAGGTGCTATAGAATATGGTCAGGAGCTCAACAGGCTCAGCCAGAGCACTGGCAAGAGACGCGAACAGCTTGATGCAGAAATAAAACAGCAGCTGAAGAAACCCGACGTTCAGCTGCTGATAAACAGCCTTGCCCCAGAGCTGCAGGATGCGGCACGCAAAGGATTAGCTCAGCTCAATGTGGTAGGTTCTGACACAGCAGCTGAGCTACAGACCATGTTTGCTCAGCTTAACAGTCCCACGGGATTTGGTGGTCTCAGCAAGGTCATGCCGGATGTGTTCAAAGCCATGAACATGTTCCCTGGAGGTTTGGAACAGATACAGAAGCTGTCAGCAGATACCATGGCAGGTAACGTACAGGCACAGAACGAGGATCTGGCTATGATGAGCCAGACCTTCCAGCAGAGAGCCAATGAGCTTCGACTGATAGGTCAGAAAGAAGCAGCTGAGACCCTACAGAAGTACGCTACTAGTTTCATACAAGCTCAGAAAGCCATCAAAGAGGGGCAGCCCACACCTGCTGATGCACAAGCCATAGCTGACGCACAGAAAGCAGTAAGCAGAAGCCTCAACACTCTGAACAATGGTTTCACCCTGATGTCCGCCAAGGTGCTGGCACTGGTTGCCGGACCCATAGAGTTTCTTTTCAAAGTGATTGAAAAAACAGCTGATATACTCACCACTACCTTTGAAGGTCTCTATGATCTGGTTACCAAACCAGCTGAGACCGTGGGTAAATGGTTCACTTGGTTGGGAGACCATATCAAAAGCACATTTGGCTTTCTCTTTGGTATGAATGCCACGCCAGATAAAGCTGGAGGCGACAGTCAAGACAGCACGCCGATGACCACGCAGGAAGTAGTGACCAGCACTGTTGCGGCCATACTGAGTGGTGGCATAATTTACAAACTGCTGGGGGGAGTGGTCAAGACGCTGAGATCCGGTGCCGGCCTAGTCAAGAATCTGTTCAGCGTGCCTGGATTGAAACCTCTAGCTAACGTTCCAGGTCTTGGCAACGTAGCTGGGGCTGCCGCAGATGCCGCAGGCGGTGCTACCAAATCCATGTCCAGCATGGGTGCCAGCCTAGCTGATGGCATCAAGAGCATAGGTGGTGCAGTGGGAGATGCTATCAGAGGCATGACTTCCCTGTTAGCTGATGTGCTTGGCAAGCTAAGCAGCGTACTAGTATCTCTGGCTGATACGCTAGGCAAGGCCATCGCTAGCATCAGCGAAGGTCTAGGCAAGGCAATAGCTGCTATAGTAGGTGGTATAGGCAAAGGCCTTGGTGTGGCACTAGGCGCCATACTTGAAGGTTTAAGTATCGGTCTCAAAGCCATGGCAGATCCATATATTCTGTTGGGTGCAGCAATACTTGGTGGTAGCATCACGTTGATAGGCGCAGGAATAGCTGGTGCAACGTGGATCATGGGCGCAGCCTTGCCCAAGATGGCTGAAGGTCTCAAGTCATTCACTGACATTGATGGTACCAAGCTAGAACAGACCGGAAACGGTATGATCAAGATTGGCGCTGGACTAGCTGCTATGGGTGCAGGAGAGGTGGTTAACAGCCTAGGTAGCCTAACTGGTTGGATAAGCAGCTTCTTCTCAGACGATCCCATAACCAAGCTCAAGCGCTTTGGTGAGATAGCAGAGCCTCTCAAGGCAGCAGGCGATGCTATGAGCAAGTTTGCTGATGCCTATCCCCGTGTAATTTATGCGCTTAACAATGCATCCATTAGTCAAACAGCGTTTGACACTATGGACAAGCTCAAGCTTTTGTTCAAGGGTGACAGGTTGTTAGCTAGCGATACTATCAGGAAGCAAATAGCATTATTTGGTGAGCTTGCCGAGCCTCTGAACGCAGCATCTGAAGTCATGGGACGTTTTGGCGAAGCTTATGCCAGAGCATTTGATCTGATCAATACTGGGATTTTTAGCAAACCAGCGTTGGATACTTTGGCAATGTTAGACCTCATCTTCCGTGATGGTGCTTTTGTGCTAATGGGAAATTGGCTGCTAGGCAGCAACGAGATAATGGCTCGCTTGGCAAATCTCGAGACTGAAACCGGTAACATACCGCTAGTAGCTGACAGGCTCTACTATTTTGCTGACGCTTACAGCTATCTAGTTGATGCGTTTGCTGACAGCATATCTATCGAAAGCCTCAGCAATCTGTTTAGCTTGTCTGATCTCATTAACAGGCAGGCTACCCTAGCCATACCAAACGTGATCAGCTCAACCTTTGGTGCCACAGCCGCTCCAGGTCTGTCTGGTGGTGGTCCAGTGGCTACCAATCCAACAGCAGGCGGCACTGGTACTACTAGCAACGGGCCACACAGTCCTGAACAGCGACACAAGGAGATGATGGCAGCGCTCAACAAGCTCAATAACAACATCGAATCGCTGCTGCTAGTTGAAGATCGTCAGGTTAGGGTCATGAGCGACGGATTCAGCAAGGTTGCTGCTGTGGTCTATTAAGTTGACCTAGTGGTACCGGAGCCAACACACTATAAATATCCCATTAAAGAGGCATACATCACATGGCATCTTGGAAGAAATATTTCTCCGCTGTACCAACTCAGGCGCGCATGCAGCAGCGCATGGAGCAGTGGAACAGCGATGGGGATGCTAAACCAGGAAGCTCATCAAAATACAACAGCTATCTGCCTGAAGTCTACAGTGGTGCTCCAAATCGCATAGAGCGCTATGTGCAGTACGAACAAATGGATCTGGACAGCGAGATCAGCCGTGCTCTGGACACAATCAGCGATTTCAGCACGCAGAGCTTTGACAAGGATGATGAACCTTTCCAGCTCAACTACAAAGGCAAGCTCAGCGAGACTGAGATCAAATTGCTCACAGAGACGTTGCAGCAGTGGTGTGCTCTGAACAAGTGGCGCCAGCGCCTGTGGCGCATGTTTCGCAATGTGATCAAATATGGTGATCAGATCTACATCAGGGATCCAGAAACATTCCGGCTGATATGGATTGATCCTACTAAAGTTGAGAAGATCATCGTCAATGAAGACAAAGGCAAGAGCGTTGAACAGTACGTGATACGTGAGATAGATTTCAATCTCACCACGTTGGTTGGTTCTAACATGCTTGTTCACGACCAATACAGCTTCCCTGGTGGATATCCGCGCAGTGGTAATCCTGCTAGCGGCGCTGGTACACTAAACTATGGTCAGGCCAGCACTGCTGGTTCTCGCCAGAGCCGATTCAACAATCAACCCAATGACACAGCAGTTGATGCCACTCACGTGGTGCATCTCAGCCTCAGCGAAGGCATGGACAACCAATGGCCTTTTGGAACTAGCATATTAGAAAGCATCTACAAGGTTTACAAGCAGAAAGATCTGCTTGAAGACTGCATCCTTATCTATCGCATCGTGCGTGCGCCAGAACGCAGAGTTTTCTACATTGACGTGGGATCTCTGAGTGGTCCTCGTGCCATGCAGTACGTTGAACGCATCAAGAACGAGATATATCAGCGACGAATTCCCAACAGGACGGGCGGTGGTGTCAGCGTTATAGATGCTGCCTACAATCCCATCAGCATCAATGAAGATTTCTTCCTTGCTACCAATGCCGAGGGCAAGGGGACACGCATTGACACGCTGAATGCTGGTGAAAATCTTGGACAGATCGACGATCTCAAGTACTTCAACAACAAGATGATCCGCGGTCTTGGTATACCTAGCAGCTATCTACCAACTGGTCCAGATGATGGCACTG